AGTACCGCAACAACACGTTCTTTAACGTGGCTCGGTACTGCAAGATGAAGAGCCCTGACGATTGGCAGAAAGAGTTCGAAGGGTACAACCGGACTTTGTCCAGCCCTCCTCTGCCGTCCAGTGAGATTGTGAATCTGACCAAGCAGCACGAGAAGAAAGATTATCTGTATACCTGCAAGGAAGAACCGATGCGCAGCTACTGCGATCCGGCGATCTGCGCCACCCGCAAGTTTGGCATTGGAACCGATGGTCCTGACAACGTGGCTGTCGGCGGTCTTACCATCATGCTGTCGGAGCCTCGGCTATTCTTCATGGACGTTGATGGTGATAGGATCCAGCTGAGTACTGAGCAGTTGCAGAACCAAACCTTATTCCAGAGAGCGTGTATGGATCAGAAGAACATTATGCCGCCAAAGATGAAGGACGCGAAGTGGCAGCAGTTGGTCAACAGCCTGATGCAGGGAGCAACCTTCTTGGAGGTGCCGCCGGAACTAACGATAGCTGGTCAGTTTAAGGATCACTTGCGGTCTTACTGCACAAGCCACGTTCGGGCGATGGCCCCCGAGGAGATCGATCTGGGCAAGCCCTGGACGGACGGAGGTACAACCAAGTTCAAGCTGGATGGGTTGCTTGAGTATCTGCACCACCGCAGGTTCAGTTCCCTCACACGGGGTCAGATCATGCAGATGATTCGTGATCTCGGGGGAGACACGGGCAAACAAAACATTACGAAGCGTTCATCGAAGGGTGAGATTAAGTCATCCCTGCGTTGTTGGGTTATCCCTGCGTTTGATGAAGAAGAAATAGAACTACCAGTCAAGGAGATCTCAAATGACATCCCATTCTAATAAGCTGATGCGGGTATCAGACGTAGCAGACTTGCTCGGGGTATCTAAATCATACGTCTACAAGCTAGCGCAGACGGACGAATCGTTTCCTGTACCCATCGTTCTGGGTTCAGAGCACAAGAAGAGATCGTCAAGCCGCTGGGTTCTGTCTGAGATAGAGGACTGGGTTAACTCCAGACCACGAGGAAAAGAACTATGATACAGAATGCAAAGCTGCTTCTCGGTCCTCCAGGTTGTGGGAAAACGTACAGGCTGATCCAAGAGATCAAGACCGCCTTGGAGAAGGGCACCCACCCCTCTCGTATCGGAGTGATCTCGTTTACCCGCAAGGCGATTGAAGAGATGATCGCTAGGTCCTGCGCTGAGTTTAACCTCGAGGCCAAGGATTTCCCGTACATGAAGACCAGCCATGCCTTCGGGTTCCACGGCCTTGGTCTCAAGACAACCGACATCATGAACGCCGAGGACTACAACAACATCGGCAGGGAGTTGGGTCTTACATTCGAGGGCCGAGAGTACACGTCCTTGGACGGGGGCATCACTCTTCCTACGATTGGTGGGGCAGGGTCGCGCTATCTGCAACTGGACAGCCGTGCCAGACTCCGGATGGTGGACCTTGAGCAAGAGTACAACGAAGAGGCGGACTGGAACCTGTTCTTTGCCAAGCTCAAGCAGTTGTCCGAACAACTCGTGGAGTACAAACGATCCACCGATAAGTACGACTTCGTGGATATGATTGAAAAGTTCATTGAGTACGGGGAGTCACCCTACTTGGACTACCTGTTTATCGATGAGGCTCAAGACTTCACGCCCCTGCAGTGGGAGATGGCGAAGAAGATCGCTGCGTCCTCGGATCAAGTTTGGATTGCAGGGGATGATGACCAAGCCATCCACCGTTGGACAGGCGTGGATGTAAACCTCTTTAACAAAAGTTCCGACAACATCGAGGTCCTGAGTCAGTCGTATCGGATACCCAAGGCGGTACACGAGGTTGCCGAAAGGATATCCATGCGGATCAGTGGCCGTCATGAAAAGGTCTTTGACTCCAGAGATGAGCAGGGCAAGGTCGAGTACGTTAACTACTTGTCGGAGATCCCGCTGCACGAAGGCTCGTTTACTTTGATGGCACGAACCAACGGGTACGTCACAGAGATGGCGAACTGGTTGCGGTCTGCAGGTCTAAAGTATTCTCGCAACGGCAAGTCCAGCCTATCAGAGGAGATGGTCAGCAACCTGATAACATGGGACAGACTTTGCCAAGACAAACCTGTCGGTCTGCAAGAAATCAAGACGCTGTATTCGGGGGTCAAGAAGCAAGGCGTGGATGCTGTTGTGACAAGGGGATCGATCAAGTTGCTTGATGCTCTACCGAGCGATGCGCAGTTGAACATGGGCACCCTGATCAAAGACTACGGTCTGTTGCGGGATTCTTCGTATGGTGCGTATGAGGTTCTCAATGTCCCAGCCTCCGAGCAGGAATACATCGATGCGATATTCCGCCGAGGGGAGGATCTTCTTTCTGCCCCTCGTATCAAGGTGTCTACGTTTCATGCTATGAAGGGAGGGGAGGATGACAACTGTGTGGTATGGACGGCATCAACGAAAGCCTGTGACAGGACCAAGTTCCCTGATGATGAGCACCGAGCGTTCTATGTTGGTGTGACTAGGGCCCGACATAATCTCTACATCTTACTCTCCAACAACAAGTATAGGTACACAATATGAAACTAACTAGAAAACACGAGATCGATGCCGCAGCGGCAGTCTTCTCTAATAAACACCCCGAGGTTAACGAACTGTTTGTTCGGTTCACTACAGAGATTATTAACCGAGGGTTCAAGAACTACTCAGTCAGTGCTATTTTTGAGCGCATCCGCTGGGAGACGGACCAAGCAGATGTGGATGGCAAGTCTACGTTCAAGCTAAACAACAACTACCGTGCTTGGTATGCTCGTAGATTTATGGAACATAACCCAGAACATGCAGGGTTTTTTAGAACCAGACGCCGTGCAAGTGCGCTGCAAGACGCTTTAGGTTTATACGAGCTTACTCCCGAGGATTTTGAATATGAAACGCGATGAAGTATTAGACACCGCCAAGGAACTGATCAATGGATCGAGGGCCAAGGACTACGGGGATGCATACGAGAACTTCGAACGCATCGCCGAGGGTTGGAACACAATCATCCGGAACGCTATGAATACCCATGGGCACGTCACACCGCAGCATGTTGCGTTGATGATGGACTGGGTGAAGACGGCTCGTCTGCTCAACGATATCGACAAGGCAGATTCGTGGATCGACAAGTGTGGTTACAGCGCCTTGGGCTCAGAGTTCTCGGATCGTGAGTCGGAAATACAGAAGCGTCTGGATGTATTCTTGAAGAAGGACACCTAATGTCACAGCAGAATCTTTTCTCAGAGGATGGCGGTGAGCACAGCGACCTCAACTACCAGATCAAAGGCGAGATGGATATCATCGAGGTCGATTGGAACATCCCCACAGAGTACCCAGATCTCACTGGATACAAAGAAGTCGCCGTCGATCTGGAAACCAAGGACCCGAATCTTGTAACTCTTGGCCCAGGGTGGGCCCGAAACGATGGGCACATCATCGGCATTGCTGTCGCTGCGGGAGAGTACAAGGGCTACTTCCCCATCCGGCACGAGAACGGACACAACCTAGATCCGCGGATCACGATGAAGTGGCTAAAGAAGCAGCTGTCTGTGCCAGAGATGGACGTGATCATGCACAACGCCACCTACGATGCGGGCTGGCTGCGGGCCGAGGGCGTGGAAGTCAAGGGTCGGATCATCGATACGATGGTGACAGGCGCATTGGTTGACGAGAACCGTTGGACCTTTAGCCTTGATTCGTTGGCCCGTGACTATGCTGGCATTCGCAAGGATGAGAAGCTGCTCAAGGCTGCGGCTCTTGAACGTGGGCTGAACCCCAAGTCAGAAATGTACAAGCTCCCTCCTAAGTTTGTTGGCGGGTACGCTGAGATGGACGCCGTTGCCACGCTTGAACTGTGGCGGGCGTTGAAGGTTCACCTCGACAAGGATGAACTGTGGGACGTGTGGAACCTAGAGATCGGCTTGATCCCTTGCATGTTGGACATGCGGACCAAGGGTGTGCGGGTTGACCTAGAGAAAGCAGAGCGCAACAAGAAGGCTCTTCGTGAGCAGAGTAAGCACCTTCGCGGTCTCTTGGAGAAAGAGGCTGGCATGGAGGTGGACATCTGGGCGTCTGCATCCATCCAGAAGATGTTTGACAAGCTGGGCATGGAGTACCCGAGGACCGATAAGGGGGCACCGTCGTTCACCAAGTCGTTTCTTAACGACTCCCCAGACAAGATCGCCCAAGTTCTGGTTAAGCTGCGGGAGTTCGACAAGGCTGACAGCACGTTTATCGACAGCATCCTGCGGCACGAAACCAACGGGCGCATCCACACTGAACTGCACTCTACCCGTAGGGATCAGGGTGGTACGGTAACGGGCAGATTCTCTTCGTCCAACCCTAACCTCCAACAGATTCCTGCACGGGACCCCGACATCAAGCGTTTGATCCGTGGCCTGTTCATACCAGAAGAGGGGGCCAAGTGGGGATCGTTCGACTATTCAAGCCAAGAACCGAGGTTACTGGTTCACTTTGCGTCGATGGTTCCGTCCACGATTCGGCATCCTGTTGTCGATCAGATCGTAGATGAGTTCAACAACGGCGACGTTGACCTGCACCAGATGGTGGCGGACCTAGCGAACATCACCCGTAAGCAAGCAAAGACAGTTAACCTCGGCATCATGTACGGCATGGGCGTGGCGAAACTTGCGGATCAGCTGGGTATTTCAAAGGGTGACGCCAAGGATTTGATCGAGAGACACCACACCAAAGTACCTTTCGTAAAAGGACTGGCGGACCTCGCCTCTAAGCAGGGGGATAAGAACGGGCAGATACGCACTCTGATGGGCCGTAAGAGCCGCTTTCATCTCTGGGAGCCTGTCACCTTCGGAGCAGGCAAACCCCTGCCCTACGACGAGGCTATGAAGGAGTACGGGGGTCCTGGTGGTAGAGGCATACGCCGTGCGTTCACATACAAAGCTCTGAACAAGTTGATCCAAGGATCGGCGGCGGACCAAACTAAGAAAGCTATGCTTGATTGCTACAACGAGGGGTACACCCCTATGCTGACGGTGCATGACGAGTTATGCTTTAACATAGAGAGTGAAGAGCAGACCGCTCGGATTCAGGAAATTATGGAGACAGGTATTGAACTCTCGATACCATCCAAAATCGACGTTGATATCAAAGATGATTGGGGAGAAATAGAATGATGCACATTGAAGACTTTAAGACTGTTGGCTTTAAGCAGATGCACCAGATGCAGATCGATGCTGTCGTGAACTACATGGCTACCTGCATAAACCTTGCGGCATCCCTCGGGGA